GCCGTCCATCGTGTCGCCGTCCGCGCCCAGCGGCTGGAACTTGCTGTTCGTCGCCTCCATGTTGAGCGTGTCGCTGGCCTTCCAATGCTGCGTCAGTTCCCGCAGCGCCGGCGACACCGCCCGCATCCGCACGGCCTCCGACCAGCTCAGCTTCGCCTGGTCCCGTTTGGTGGCCGCCGAATACACTTCCGCACCCGGCTCGCCGTCGGCCACCAGCAGGTACAGCCCCAGGCCTGCCATCAGCGTGGTCTTGCCGTTCTTCCTGGGCACGAACACGAACGCCGTGCGGAAGCGCCGCAGCCCGTCCGACTTCCTCTTCCACCCGAACAGTACCCACAAAATAAAAACTTGCCACGGGCTCAGCTCGAAGGTGCACCCCGCCCACTCCCCCTTGCTGTGTTTGAGAAAGCCGAAAAAACGACACCACGACAGTCGCCGCCCCCTCGTCGAAGTACAGGCCGCGCTTGGGACCCTCTTTCAGATCGCGTGCATGCCGCTCGACCGCCTTGCGGATCGTCTCGCAGGCCGGCACCGAGCCGTCCCGCACCCCCCGCATGTAGGCGTCAACGACGTGCTTAGGAGTGGCCACTCTTCAACAGCTCCAACATCAGATTCAACCCGTCCTCAACACCCCGCCTGTCCCCTTTTGCAGTCGACAATATTCACGCGAACTTACGCACCTGGTCACGCAACATTCACGGAAAATTGCTTACCAGGTAACGCAACTATTCTTGCGCTTTTCGTCGACGATCGGGCCACAATCATTGCGCCGCTTCCCTGTCCCACCGCCCCGCCTGCGTGTTGCCACAGCTCAACCGCTCCCCGATTGGATTCGAACAGGCGTCAACGACCCGCCTGCGTGTTGCCACGATTCAGCAGCTCCAGGATCGGATTCAACGATTCCTCTTTGACCACCGAGACCTTGCTCCGGCTGGACGGGTCCATGCCCAGCTTGCCCGCCGCCGCCATCATCAGCCGCTGGTACTGCTGCGCAATCAACACCTCCGGCCGAACCACGTCCTTCATGCCGACGACGTCCCCCTGCTTATTGCAGACCGGGATCTCCTGGCTCAGCCCGCCCTCGCTGAGCGCCGTCTCCGCCTGCTGCCAGCGCGCGTACGACACGCAGTACGCCGCCAGCGCCGACCGGTCCGCTGCCGTCGCCACCCGCTGCGCCAACAGCAGCTTCGACGCCCGCCGCCACTCCTTGCGGGCCTCGCCGTCCAGCCAGCGCGGGCAGGTCAGCCCCTGCGCCGAAAAGCGCGGCTCATCCCGGTTCAGCGCGCGCTTCCCCGGATTGCCCTCCAGCTCCTTGAGCCTCGTCGGCTTCGGCGGTCTACCCCCCGGCATCGCATTCTCCCCTCAGCGCCCCGCGCTCCCCCCGGAGTAAAATAGATCACGAGTTTCGCGGTCATACGCGGCTCCTGCCCCAATCGGTTCACGCCTGGGGGGGCTGGACTTTTGACCCCCCATACCCCCTGCCGTTGCTGACTGACTCCGTACACAGGTGAGGTCTTCATATTCCCTGCCTGCCCTTGCCTCTGCCCCATGCGCCATCGTACAGCGCGGTCTTGCGGCTGTGGCAGGGGTGGCACCTGCTTGCCAGGTTGGCGTGATCCAGCCTCGCGCCACCGCGTCTCAGTGGCACGACATGATCTACTTCTGTTGCGATCGCACCACAGTCCACGCAGTACGGCTCCATCTCTAGATGCTCTGCTCTTACCTTCTGCCACGCCCGATCGTAGCCACGTGCGCTCGGACTGGCACGCGTCGCATCGTACTCGGCACGCGCCTGCCTGGCATGCACAGCACAACGCCCACCCCGCACTGCCCGATCGGGGCAGCCTGGCTGCGCGCAGGGCGTGGGAGGGCGGTAGGGCATCAGAGGTTCCCGTGCACCACAAAGGTGCTGATGTCACTGTGCCACGTGCCCGAGGGCATGACGACGTACACCTGTCGCTCCCACAGCCCGGCAACCGTGAGATCCAGCGCAGTCGAGACGTAATAGAGTTTGCCGTCGGTGCCGTCGGTTGAGAACGTGGCAGCACGCGCCAGTTCGGTGTCCGCAGGCGACATCAGCACAATCTGCTTGGTCGTAGCCGTGCTGACGTCGACGGCCACCCCGTCCTCGTCGACAACTGTCGCCTCGAAGACGGTACCCACATCGCCGACGTGTATCTCTGCGCTCAACGTTGCGCCTCCCACTCGACCCGCATGGCGACGGCCGCTGCCCACGCATCGCTGGCGCTGATCTTCGCCTGCCAGGCGCGGCGCCGGGCGATGTAGGCCATCCAGGCCAGCACGATCGGGGCCGTCCCAAGTGCTGCCGGCGGCAACACGATGGCTGACGCCAGCGCCACAACAGCCGCGACGGAGACATTGCCCTCGCCGGCACTGCCCCCAAATACCACCGGGGCCGGAGCGCCGGCGGTGGCACTGGCCGGCAGCGCCAGCACGGCCGCATTGCAGACGCCCGCCACAGCCGGGGCCGGAGCTGCGGCTGCAGCCTCAGCCATCACCGCCTGGACACCCGCGGCACCCGTGACGGCTGGCGCCAGGCCGGCCGCAGCCGCTTCCCCGGCCACCGCGGCCAGGGTGGCGTTGCACACGCCCGCAACCGCCGGCGCTGGTGCGTCCGCGCCCGCCGTAGCAGCTACGGCGCTGACCACAACCGCGCCCGAGCCGCTCGCAATCGGCGCCGGCATACTCGCAGAAACGTCGGCAGCCACCGCCGTCACCGCAGCCCCGCCGCTCAGGGTCGGCGCCAGGCCGGCCGCAGCACACGTCGCACCGACGGCAGCGACGATGGCAGAACCAGCGACCGCAGGCGCCAGGCCGGCCGCAGCACACGTCGCACAGGCCGCCGTCACGCTCGCGGCGCCACTGACTGTGCTCGCCGGCGCGGCCGCGGCGGCCGTTGCCGGCGTGGCCGTGACAGCCGCCGCACCGCTGGCGCTCGGCGCGCTGGCTGCGGCACTGGCCGCGGCCGTGACCGCCGCCACCGAGGCATTGCTGACGCCGGCCACGGTGGGCACAGGCGCTGCAGCCGCCGCTGTCGCCGGCACGCCCGCCACCGAGACATTGCTGACGCCGGCGACTGTGGGTGCGGGAGCTGCCGCGCTGGCAGACGCCGCGACCCCGGTCACGCCGGCACTGCCGGTGATCGTCGCCGTTGGCGCTGCCGCGGCTGCCGTGGAGACTGCGGCAGCCACTGCTGCCACACGCTGCCCGCTCGCAGCCGGAGCGGGGGCACTGGCCGCACAGGCTGCCGCCACGGCGCTGACCGTGACATCCGTCGCGCCGCCCGCAGCCTGGCCGACGACAAAGAGCGGCAGCGTGTCCCAGGAGACAGGCGGGCCGTCTTCGTCCGCCAGTGTGCCGCCCGCAGTCAGGTTGTACCCGTTGCCAGAGTAGTCGAGCAGCCGTTCAGTCGCCCCTGGCAGCAGGGGCCAGAACGCGTACAGGTTCGCCGTGCGCTGCGGCGCGGCCGATTGCATCTCCTGCTGGACTTCGGCCTGCGTCAGCCCCGCCGTCCACAGCTTGCTGTACGCGACACAGCCGTTAAGCCAATCGCCGCTATCGGCCCATGTTCCGAGCTCGATGGCATCGGTTGCCGTGCGGCCTGCTGTGGGCAGCACCGACGAGCCTTCGAGCACGCCATTGATGTAGAGTTTGGCTGAGTTCTGGCTCACGCGCACCCAGGCGATGTGATACCAGGTGCCGGCAACCAGATCCGTGGCCCCGATGTCCTCCCACTGCACGTCCTGTCCGCTGTGAACCTCAGCCAGGATCTTGAGGCCATCGTCGTAGGTACCAATGAAATCGTAGTAGTCGCCACCGCGCGCAATAAAGAACATCTGGTAGCTGTTGCGGTCGACGCTGATCTTGCACCAGGCCATCCAGGTGTAGGCCGCGCTGTAATCCGGCAATGAAGCCGTGCGATACAGCTTGTCTCCGGCAGCATCGAAACGAACAGCCATCAGCTATCAGTTCCCATCGCGCAATTCCACGGACAGCACGTAGCAATCCCCACTGGCCGTGTCGTTGGTGCCGTCGGCAGCATCCCGCACCAGCGAGAAACGACACAGGTCGCCGGCGGCAATCGAATCGGCGTTGGTCAGCGTGATCGCAAAAGTGGACTCATAGCCCGCCGTCCCCGGCACGGTCGGGGCCGTGATGGCGTTGGCCGTGTCGAATGAGTCGCCGGCATCCAGGTCGACCGCATCGCCAGGCGTGACGGCCTCCAGGGC